TGTAAATGATACTACAGGTAGGTGGGAACCTCCTGTCGCTTATCCTACAGTCACAACTTATGGTTATTTAGAAGAGACAAGAGAATACACAATTACATGGGATGAAAGTAATGTGCGTTGGTCTGCTGTAGACGAGCAAGATCCACAAGGATCTTTCTATTGGAATCCAACAGATAAAGTATGGGTAGCCCTCTAGATTAATGTTTAAAAAGAAAACTTTGGTTGACCAAAGTATCTACACCACTACAATCCCTAAAGTTTTACCAATCAACTTTGATAAACTAAACATAAATATTTTAGAAAATTATTATTACAAAAATAAATTAAATCCTCATCAATTTAGTTATCTTAAAGATTATTACAGATTAGAGTTTGATCAACAAATCAGATGGCTTTCTGATTTTATAGTAGATCATTACGCGATGTATTATAATAAAAAAGTAATACCTTTAGGGCAGGCAGGTATTGTCGTTGAAAAAAATCAAAGCATTAATAGTCACAGTCATATTGATGATTATGATTTAAATAACTCACCTGATATTTCAGCAATAGTGGTTTGTAAAACAGGTAAGGAAAAGTCCTATGTTGAGTTTGAATATCAACATGGTAGAAAAAGACATCATAAACATTTAGTTGAATTAGAGCCAAAAAAAGTAATAGTGTTCAATTCAGAATTAAGACACTCATTTTTATCGAATATAAATCACGAGCCTATTTTAAATATATCTTTTAAATTCCAATTAATTTGATATGTTTAAGATAACTTAGGATGAATCTACAAAATTATTTTTACGTTTTTCCGGAGGCCATACCTCATCGTCTTTGCGATGATTTAGTTAATTATGGAAACTCACAGACTTCCGATATAGCTACTACAGGTGACAGGGACACCAAAGACATATCTAAACTTTATAAGCAAAGAAACTCTTCAATCGTGTGGATGGAAGAACCTTGGATTTACAATCTTGTTTTACCTTTTGTTCAGGAGGCTAATAAACAAGCAGGTTGGAACTTTGATATAAGTGTGTCGGAGGCGTGTCAATGGACCAAATATGCAGAAACTCAACATTATGATTGGCACATGGATAGTTTTGTTAATCCTCATAACCAAGTTGGTAAGCCAATACATGGATTAGTCAGAAAAGTTTCTGTCACTGTTTCTCTTTGTGATGGGGAAGAATACGAAGGTGGAGATCTTCAACTTGATTTAAGAAATACAAAAGATAGTAAACCTAATGTAATAGTATCAGAATATGCAAGGAGAAAAGGGGCTATCACTGTTTTTCCATCTTTCGTTTGGCATAGAGTTACTCCTGTTATAAAGGGTACCAGATATTCATTGGTAGTTTGGAATTGTGGTAAACCATTCAGGTAAGAAAGGATTAAATGAAAAATAAAAAACACAGTAAAAGTTTTTTTGAAGAAAACAATTATGTCGTTATTAAAAAAGTAATATCTCAAGAGTTAGCTTCCTTTATTTATATTTATTTTCAAAATAAAAGAAAAGTTGCTAGTCACCTTATGGAGCATAAATTTTTATCTCCTTATGATACGACATGGGGGACTTTTAATGATGGACAAATACCTAACACGTATTCTCATTATGCTGACATGGCAATGGAAACATTATTAGCCAGAACATTACCAGTAGTGGCTCAGCACACAGGACTAGATTTGATACCGTGTTATTCTTTTGCAAGGATATATAAATATGGGGATATATTACATAGACATAAAGATAGGCCCTCTTGTGAGGTATCTGGCACAATGAATCTAGGTGGTGATGATTGGCCAATAGCATTAGATCCAACAGGAGAAGAGGGAAATAAAGGTGTAAGTGTTAAATTAGATCCTGGTGATATGTTAATTTATAGAGGTGAGAAGGTTGAACATTGGAGAGAAGCTTTTCAAGGTTATGACTGTGGACAAGTTTTTATGCACTATAATGATAAAAATGGCCCCTTTGGAGAGTCAAATATTTTTGACCTAAGACCATTTCTAGGGTTGCCCTCTTTATTTAAAAAAGAAAAATGATTACACAAGAAGAATTAAAAAAGAAAGACTTTAAAATATTTTTAGGTATGCCTATGTATGGCGGTATGCTGTCAGAGGCCACCTTACACGGTTTATTAGAATTACAACAATGGACTCAAGCTTTTAATGTAGGTTTACGAATACAGACAATGGGTAATGAGAGTTTAATAACTAGAGCTCGTAACACAATTGTGTCAATGATGATGGATCAACAAGATTATGTTGCGACACATTTATTGTTTATTGATGCTGACATAGGTTTTTCTTGGAAAAATATTGAAAGATTAGTTTGTGCAGATAAAGATATAGCTTGTGGAGTTTATCCTAGAAAACATTTACACTTCGAGAAAGTTGCAAATGTATTAGCTAATTTTCCAAATGCTAGACCTGATGATATTGAAGCTATGATACTTGGTTACAATGTAAATTTTGATGATCCTGATCATCTTAAAGGAGAAAACGGTTTCTTTAAAGTTAATGAGGCTGCTACAGGTATGATGCTTGTAAAGAGAAGTGTATTTAGAACTATGTTTAAAAAATTTCCAGAAAGAAAATATGAGTCAGATCAAATAGTTAATGGCGGTAATTACAAATCTGATAATTGTTATGATTTATTTGCAGTCGGTCCTTATCAAACATTAGATCAAAAAAGATATTTATCAGAGGATTACTATTTCTCAAGACTATGGACTGAAGAATGTGGCGGTGAAATATGGGCTGATCTAGCCACACCATTAACTCATTTTGGAAACAGAGGATATAAAGGTCACGTTGGGGCATTGGTACAACCAAAGGAAAAACAAGATGCGAAGACTTAGAATAATAAGTAAGGTAAAACTATCTATCTATGGCATTTACATTATAGATAATTTTTTAGATGATAATTATCACAAAGAAGTTTTGAAAAAAGTTAAGGATCTTACAAAAAAAGATGTTAAGGCGCGAAGCACCAATGTTCAGGCTAATATGACAGATTATGAAGAGCTTTTTAAACATGAACTTTTTCAACCATTTTTTAGTGATAGCATAACAATGGTGCATTACATTTATACATTAAGGTCTATGCATCCAAACGAACCTTTTGAATTTAGGTTGATGGATGGTTGGGCGATGAAACATTGTAAAGGTGATCATACAATGATGCATACACATGGACCTGGTTGTTGGTCTGCAGCTTACTATCCTAGAATACCACATGAAACATATATGCATTTTCCAGATTTTGAACACTCTGAGTTATTAAAAGAAAACTCTCTTTATTTATTTCATGGTCTTACTAGACATGGTGTTGATCCTCAAACCTATGAAGAGCCAAGATACTCTATGTCTTTTAATGTAGAGCAATTAAAATTACGACCAGAATAATTTTCTTGTCTGACATAAAAATTAAAAATTTATATAAAATATATGGGAGTGATCCTCATGCTCATCTTTACAAAGTTAAAAATGGAATGAGCAAACAACAATTACGAGATATGCATGATCATATCCTCGCTCTTGATAATATAAACTTGCACATAATGGCAAAAACTTTTCAAGTAATAATAGGTTTAGAAGAGTCGGGTAAAACCACTTTAATGAAATTATTAAGTAAAACGATTATACCAACCGATGGTGAACTATTTATAAATGGCACCACTGCAATGTTGAATGGGCAATATAATTTATTTAAAAACAAAACTGTGTTAGAGAACATAATGTATGGTGTAGATAAGGCTAAAACTAAAAAAGCTATCGATTTGTTAGATAATAATAATCTATTAAAATATAAGAATGAATATCCTATAGTTTTAAAAAAAGGCATAGAGCAAAAAGTTGGTCTTATAAGAGCATTTGTGAAAGATTCAGATATATTACTTTTGGATGAGTGCACTCAATATGTAGATGAGTCAACACAAGATGAAATGTTAGATATGGTTATAAATCTGCACAAAGAATACAAAAAAACAATTGTATTCATATCTCATAATTTAAAAGAAACTCTTAAGATTGCTGATCGTATAGCTATTTTAGATAATGGAGTCCTAGAGCAAGAAGGCACCCCTAACGATATTTTACAAAACCCGAAAACCAAACACATAATTGGTGGAAATCGTAATGATTTGTAGTATATTATCGAAATGCCCCTAGTAAATTTTAGACCAGCCCCAGGTATTAATAAGGAAGTGACTGATTATACTGGTCAGGGTAAATGGACTGATGGTGATATGGTTCGCTTTTTTCAAGGCTCTGCACAAAAAATAAAAGGTTGGGAGAAGTTCATAAACACAACATTAGTTGGTGTTGCTAGAGACGCTCATGCTTGGGTGGGGTTAGACGGAACTAGATTACTTGCTGTGGGCACAGATAGAAAACTTTATATAGTTGTAGAGGGTTTGGCATATGACATTACTCCAATAAGAGAAACACAAGCATTAACTAACCCATTTACTACTAACGCCACCACATCTGTGACAGTCACAGATACATCACATGGAGCTATAAAAGGCGACTTTGTTACTTTTGATTCTTTTAGCGCTATTGATGGCCTAGACATGAATAAAGAGTTTGAGATAACCTCAATAACTGACAATAATAATTATGTTGTAACAGCCACATCCGCAGCATCAGGATCTACATCAGGTGGTGGAGGTAGTGGTAATGCTAAATATCAAATTAGCGTTGGGCCTGAAATATCAACCTCTGCTTTTGGATGGGGCACAGATACATGGGGTGCAGGAGGATGGGGTAGTCCATCAACCTCTTCAACAGTAACACTGGAGGCAAGACAGTGGTCTTTGGATAATTTTGGTGAAGATCTTATCGCAACTGTATTAAATGGAGGAGCTTTTAGATGGGATACATCAAGCGGTGTTTCTACAAGAGCTGCTGCGATTACCAACGCGCCTACAAGATCAAGACTAAGTTTAGTGTCAACACCTGACAGACATCTACTATTTTTTGGAACTCAACCCACAATAGGTGGTACAAATGCACAAGACGATTTATTGCTGAGATTTTCAGATCAAGAAGATATTAACACATATCAACCAACAGCAGAGAATACTGCAGGTTCATTACGCATAGCTGACGGATCACGGATCGTGGCCGCAGAAAGATCAAGAGGTCAGATATTAGTATGGACAGATACATCTTTACACTCTTTACAATTTATTGGACCTCCTTTCACATTTGGTTTAAGACAATTAGGTCAAAACTGTGGGATAATAGGTAGTCATGCTGGCGTGGATATTAATGGTATTAGTTATTGGATGTCTCAAGATTCATTTTTCTTATTTGATGGTTCTGTAAAAAAATTACCTTGCACTGTAGAACAATTTATTTTTAATAATATTAACGTTACTGGTGCGGAAAATGCCTTTGCTGGACACAATGGTGAATTTAATGAGATAATGTGGTTTTACCCTAGAACAGGATCAGATACAATAAATGCGATTGTTGCTTACAATTACGTCGAAAGAACTTGGTGGACAGGAACTTTAGATAGGACAACATGGTTAGATAGAGAAGTTTATGATAATCCAGTAGCTACGGACTACTTACCAACTACCACGGCCAATAACGAAACTATTTCAGGACTTACTGATGGAGCTACGCAATTATTCTTACATGAAACAGGTAATAATGGTGATGGTGCTGCTATTACAGCTTTTGTAAAATCAGGTGTCGTGCAAATAGGTGAAGGTAATGACTTTGCTTTTGTATCAAAACTCATACCTGACATTGAAGATCAAGAGGGAACTTTAAATGCTAAGTTAGAATTTAAAAATTATCCTAACAACAGCACGAGTGTTACTAAAACAGTAACCTTCCAAGATAATACAGACTTTGTAAGTTTACGTGGTAGAGGTAGAGAGTTCACTGTAAATGTTGTATCAAACACTACAGGCACCGCTTGGAGATTAGGCACACAAAGATTTGACATACAGCCTGATGGTAGAAGATAATGGACCCCTTACATATTTTACAACATTGGAAAAAACAACCTTATATGAAAACCAATTATGATAATATACACGCTCATTATGCTGATCATAAATACATTAGAATGAAACCTAAATCACAAATTACTTTAACGCCTGGCTTAGTATTTATGATAATTAAACATCCTAAACAATGGGTGCAACAAAATTTTAAACTTGAAAATGATGTAACTCTACATAATGAAACATCGAATGTTTTATATTTTATTTTAAAAGACTCATTATTATCTAATGAAGAAAAAAATGAAAAATTACATGTAAAAAATGGAATACCAAAGGGTGATGACGAATGGCTAAATTAACTTTGACAAGATTTCCTGATGCAAGAGATGAATATGACGCTCAACAACAAGCAGAACTCATAAGAGTTTTAGAGGCCATAATTCAACAATTAAATAGTTCTTACACGCAAGACACACAAGAAGAAACAACTAGAAGGACTTGGTTTTTAAATGGCTGATGTATTTAAAAGATTTATAACAAATGTGACAACCACTGATTTGACAACTGTATTCACAGTGCCCACAGCTAATGTAGCGGCAACCCCACCTGTTCCTGTATCTACTTTTATTGTTAAGACAATAAATACGCACAATTATGATGGATCTAATTCTGTAACAGTAAATGTTGATCATAATAATGGTAGTGCTGACTTACAGGTTTTTCAAATAGATGTATCGGCAAGCAATACTAATACAATATCCACAAGTATGGTTTATTCAGAAGGTGATTCTATGAAAGTTCAAGCAAATGCTGCTAGTAGAGCTATGATCGAAGTATCTGTTTTAGAAATAAAACAACAACAATAACCTATTGATTTCCTCGTTTTAACGCTATAAAACTATAATATGGCAAAAATTGTAGATGAACCAGTTCTTCTACGCTATGACACGATTGACGGTAAACAAGTGCCTGTCTATAGCGCAAAAGTAGAAATAACTGTAACAAATACTAAAACAGGACAAGAGTATAGCAGTCACGACGAAGTGGATGCTGACATAGCCAACCCTGCAACTGAGACTACTGAAGCGGATATCCGCAGAGATGTGCATGTTATTGCACCAAATTTATTTAGTGGAGCAGCTACCGGGGATGACTAATGTTAAAAAATATATTTAAATCTGCAAAAAAACTTTTAAAAAATCCTTTAGTACAATTAGGTATAGGCGCTTTATTACCTGGGTCTAGTTTCGTTGCTGGTATGGCACCTGGTCTTGCTAAGACTGTGCTAAGCAACCCTGCTTTGTTACAAGGTGGCATAGGTTTATTATCTGGAGACAAGCCTGCAAACGTTGCACGTAATATAGGTATACAAGCTTTACTTGGCGGGTTTAGAGGCATGGGTGAAGGTGGACCAGGGTTTACAGAGGGTGTTAAAAATACATTTAGTTCGCAAACCGGTAACGTAGGAAAATCTGTTTATGAAATGGGCGGACCGGGAGGTGTAAAATCTGGTGGATTAGAAAATTTAATTAGTGGAGCACCTGGAAAAATTTTAGATTTCATAATAGAAAATCCTGTTAAAGCAGCAGAGCTTGGTTTATTAGCTAGTGCTTTTGTTCAAGGTCAAGATGATCCTAGATTACAAGACGTAGATCCAAAAGCGATTGAGGGTTTAGATTTTGGTAATTTTCAAAAAGGTATGGATGAGGCTAGATTTCAAGCAAAGGGTGGTATAGCTGGTTATGAAGCTGGTGGAGAAAAGATGACTAGCATTGGTATAAATGGTAATACAGGTGAGCCAAGTGGCTTAGTCACCGGACCAGGGACCGGCACAAGTGATTCAATAAGATTTGTAAGTAGTAAGGCTAAAGTGCCCACAGATATAAGTAATGGAGAGTTTATAATTACAAAAGAAGCAACAGATAAAATAGGGCCAGAAAACCTTTACGCGTTACAGACTGCTTTTGATA